GAATCAGTTTCACCCTTTACGCCAGCAAATGGAAGTTTGATCATCAAACGTTCTTTCCAAAAGAAAGTGTTGTCTGCGTCACCGTCAGGAAGGAAACGTAGAGTTGCACTCTCGCCTTCTTTCATATTCCAAAATGGGTAAATTGGGTTTGGACCACTTGGTCCTGAGTTACCTGATGAACGGTTCTCTTGTTCTTTGAGCTTTGCTCGGATTTCTGCTAATGATGCCATAGTTTGTGCCTCCTATAATGTTATGCCTATGTGCTTTGTGCCTTATTTTGTATAGCACAGTTATTACTATACAATACTATTTATCAAAAGTCAAGTACTTTTTAATAAATTTTTCAAAGAGTTAGCGGATTAAATACCCGCTAACTTCTTAACTCTTTCAAACTCAGGATCTACCTGAGGTGCCTCTGGTTCTTCTCTATATCCCATTACTTCTGAAACTTTATTGTTAATTTGTTCAATAAAGGCCTTTGCGGGTTCTATGAACTCTTCGCCGTAGTCTTTTTCTACCATGGTAAGAACTGCTGTTTCGCCTTTAGGAAACTGGCCTGTTTCACGATCAAAGTAACTTAAGATAAACTCGCCTAATGGAGTCTTTTGTTCTTTTTCTAGTGTAATTTCATCACCATCTGGGCCTTTGACTTTGTCGCCTTTTTTCTTACCGTCCATCTTAGCCTGACGCACTGCTTTAGCATATGCATTGCCTTCTTCAGCATCTTGTTCGTCTTCAAACGTAATGCCTTCTACTTTTTTGCAAGAGCCTTTTTCGCCTGCTTTTTTGCCAGGTACTTTACGATAGCCTTTCCAGCACTTGTCATAGATCTTGCTGTTACCGTGTCTTTCGCCTTCATCTACTTCTGATTCAGTCTTCTTTTTCTTTCTCATTGAAGAACATGCTTCTTCAATTTCTTCTTCAGTCATGCCTAGTGTAGTCCAACTTGGATTTCCGCAATCTTCGCATACTTTATCTGAGAACTGGCCCATTAAGTCTTCAAATGCGTCTTCAATTTCTTCGTCAGTTGTTCCTGAACGTGTTGTTAGTCCACCTTTAAGTTCTTGGTAAACATCTTGAAGCTCGTTGTGGAACTTATGTCCAAATTCTTTTTTACGTATTGTATTGTACATACATACTCTAGGATCATTTAAGCAACCTTGTTCAACACGCATTATTTCGTGATCACTCATGCCGTTGTCTTTCATAATCTTACGCATCATTTCTAGCTGTGCATCATACTTTTTACTACGTTCTGCACGTGACTTTTTAAACTGATCAATTTTTCCTTTGGCCCAGTCTAATGGTCCTTCTTCTAAGTTTTCTGGAGTAATTTCTTCTGCACGAGTTGCTTCGCTTACTAATTTGTATATGTAAGGAAAAATATCTTGTAGTTCTTCGTTAAACTGCTTAATAGTTAGCTCATCAATCCAGTTTTCAGCAACATCACTTGGAACATCTTCTAGTACTGGGGGATTAAATGTTTCAAATGTTTCTTTGTAATATGCTGGCTTTTGTAGCGATTCAACTGTTTTCTTAACTGTTAAGATACGCTCTTTAACAATGTCCATGTATCCTGCTAGACTTTCTGCCATTACTGCACTACGTCCCATGTAGTTTTTAAATTTGCGTAGTTTTGCTAATTCTTCTGACAGGCTAGTAATGTGCTTACCAAAGTCATCATATGGCTTACCGCCTTCTGCTACATGTCTAGCCATTGCTCTAGCACCGCTTAAATGCTTGTATGGATAGATGAATTTTTCACCTTCTGAGCTTTCAACATAGATTTTTCCAATCTTTTGTGTGCGTCCTGTTGCACTTTCTTGATTGATATTTTCTGTATGTTTAATAACTAGTCTTGCTTCTCCTATCTTTTGATAGCTTACACGAGCAGTTCCGTATAATTTTGATTCGGTCATTTTACTTTCCCCAGATCGTTGTGCCAAATATTTATAGTCTCTTTTTTGTAAATTAGATTTGTTAATATCACGTACTTCAAAGTTTAGTAATCTCTTTTTTGCAAACTGACGAAGTTCTTTTAAGAAATTATACCAACTAGACTGAGTAGCTTGGTCTTCTTTAGTAATAAAATCTCTGCTATAAATTACAGTTAAATTACCTTTATCTTTTTCGTCAGCTAAGTTTACACTTACATTACCTAGTGCTCTTCCATCTTCACTAAACTCAAAATCAAAGAATCTAGCCATAGAAGGATCAGTTGTTACTTTACCTTCGTTATCTCCGATTGTTATACTCGGAAAACGTCCTTTGATTTTATTAAATAAATCTTCTGATATTTTTGTTAAATCTAGCATAGTATTATTTATCAATAGTTGCTGCTTATGAAGATTGGCATGGGCTGCTCATAATCTTCAATATCTTCTGCTTGATTAAATGTATCGTATACTCTAGGATCCCAGTCTTTGAGAACTGCTATCATTCTCAAAGAAAGTAGCACAGCACTTATTAAATCATCTGACTGTCCTAGCTTTGCTTGATAGCTTGATCCAGTTGCAACATAATTTTTAAGTTCGCTAATAAAAGGTTTACTATTAACGGTCATTTTATCATTTTCGATCATAGTTTTTAAACGACTACACGCTGTAATTTTTGTACCGTGTGTCGTATTAAATCCTTTACGGAACTTGCGTACATGCCCTTTGCGCATAGGTTCACTAATAAATAATCCCGGAATGTTTTCTTCACCAAAATCATTGATAACAATAAGACATGCTTCTCCGATACCGTTATTTTCTACACTCCAGTATACACCTTGTGGATTTTTAGTTTCTTCTGCTATGTACTTACAGATATCAGCAAGGACTCTTATCTGTCCCGGTATTGCTGTTTGGTTGTGTTGCCATTCTGCTACTTGTTCATATGTAGGTAATTCTATTACTTCAATAGCAGCAAAGTCTCCGCCTGTGCCCATACTAGGATCAAGTGCAACAACATAGGTATATTGGCTGCTAGGTTTTTTATACCAACGAGTTTGCCCCATGTTTAGTATTGGATTATTACCTTCCATTACACTAAGTTTAATTGAGTTTATAAGTGTTTCGTCAAATACTAAGAATTCACAGCCGTATTCACGACGGAACTTTTCTTCTCCAATACGTCCAATTTCGTCAGCTTTCCATTCTTCGTCTCGATCTGGATGTTCGTGCCATTCTGCTCTAAAAGCGTGAAACCCATTAATACCTACTTCTTGCTCGTTGCCGTGTGCATCAAACTTATCTTCTGCTTGTTTCCAAATAGTAGCAAACGTATCTTCGTCTGAGTTAGGTGTACTAGTAATAATTGCACGACCACCTGTTGCTAGTGTAGGTGATATTGAAGTCCAAAATTCTTCAGCAATATTAGGCTGCACAAATGCAAACTCGTCACAGTATAGTAGCGAGATAGACATACCACGTCCTGTATTGCCTGTTGTTGTTTGGCTTACAATACGTGATCCGTTTTCAAACTCTATGCTGCCCTTGTTATATGAAGTAACACCTGCTCTAATATGGTCTGGACAAGTTTCGTATACATAGCGGATGCGAGCCATAATCTCTTGCGCACCTGTGTATTTGTGTGCAGCAATAAGTATAGTTTGATCTGGATTAAACATTGCATACCAAGCAAGATAGATAGCCGCACAAGTAGTTTTGCCTGTTTGCCTTGGCATCATATTAATATTAAATCTATAACTGTGATACGAATGCATCAATCGCAATTGGTACTCAAAAGGATCAAACAATAGTTTGCCTTTTACAGGATGCTGTATGTATGCAAAATGTTTTGCAAAGTATAGATAGCCTAAATCAGGATCCATACAATGTGCAAGGTCCTGTATCTGCTCTTCTGTATATGTTTCTCGTGTATTAGCCTTTTTGGTTAGTACACCGTCAAGTGATTTACTCATACTGTATTTAACCAAAAAAATAGCGCCTTACGGCGCTATTGATTTATTTTAATTTTTTAGCAAGCCTACTATGTAAAGTATCTTTAAATGACTCTACAGCCATTGCATTGTCGCCTCTTTGTGAAGCTTTGTACATCTTTTTCTTCTTATTAATTCCGCCAGCTAGATCATGAGTCATATAGTGTTCAGTACCATATTCTTCTTCTGGTTCGTTTTCATAGTCTTCAAACGCACTAGAATCTTTAACACGAATATCTTGTGGTTCTTTAACAGCATGTAAATCTGTACCCATTGTTAGTAGCTCGTCTAGTTCTTCGTATTCTTCATTAGGCTGATTTTCATACGTGTCTCCGCCGCAGCCACATGACGATTCTTCTTCATCTGGTGCATCTACAATAGCACGAAGTCTTTCCATGTCGTGTCTCATAGGTGCGCTTTGCATTGCTACATGCGGCTCGCCTGCCATTCCAGCATTTTTTAGAATATCAAGTAGTCCTGCAACTTCTCCTGCGTTTTCACCCGACATACTAATATTCATAGATGCTGCTTCTTTTAATTTTGATTTATTTGTCATATCATTGTCCCAACTGAAATCTGCTCTTACCCTAGTTCCGTCATCCGGTCCTGGTGTTGCACCTGCGCTACCTGTTTTTTGCATTATTTGTTCGATAAAATCGAGAGTGTTTGCAAGTCTATAATTACTGTCACTACCGCCCATATATTTTTTATTCATATATCCAAATGCAGCATTCATTATCTCCATTTTTATAAAATCTGCTCGATCATAGTCATCACCTGCAAGTTCACTAGCAGCATTTTGAATTTCAGTCACGATCTTAATATGTGCCGTTTGAGGATCATTTCCTTTAAGTGCAGTATCAATGGTTTTATTAAGTTGTGCAGTTCCTTTACGGACTGCTGCTATGTTTGCATCTTCATTGCTACTTGCTGCAGGCTCTTGTTTAGTTGTTGTTTTTGGTTGCGCTTTTGCAGCAGGTGCTGCTGTTGCATTCTTAGCAGACATTTTCTTAATAGCAGCTTTTAGCCTTGCTAAATCGTTTTCTAATATTATTTGTTTAAATGTGCCCATGTCTGCTCCTTAAAAATCTCTTTCATTGTTGCTTGCCGCAGGCGCCTGTGATGCCTGTTGGAATCTGCGCAATGCTCTTCGCTCTGCAGGAGATAGCTGGCTTATTAAATCCGGTGATGCAGTATTAATAATATTTTGTGCTTCTTCGTCTGACATGTTACTGTAATCTGGTGCTGCTGGTTCTGCTGCTGGTTCTGCTGCTGGTTCTGCTGCTGGTTCTGCTGCTGGTTCTGCTGCTGGTTCTGCTGCTGGTTCTGCTGCTGGTTCTGCACTGCTGCCTCTCAGCAGTTCTTGCATTTTTTTCATTGTGCTTGGGCCAGCTTCACCGTCTACA